TTGAGCGGCGAAAGAATATCCGTGTACATTGGGCGCGAGACCTATGATATGGTAAGCCGCGCCTTGCATGGTAGGAGCGTCGGGCGCTTATTGTCCGACTTCCTGCAAATGTATTGCCGCATTATTGATAGCGAAAGCCGCGCCGAGGGCGATAGCCCGGCCGACATCGTATTCTTTGCCCTGACCTGCGCCCCCGATGACCTCTTGATGCTGCGTGCTGCCTACCGCTCGATTAAGGCCGCGGTAAAGAAAGGTGAAGAGCCGAAAGAGATTGAAGACGAAATCCGCGATATGTTCACCAGCTACGAGGGCGCGCCTGAATATAATGGAGTAATGACCGATGGGACGAAAAAGCGAAACCTACATTAAGTTGCTTAATTGCACACGATGGCGCGCGCTACGGGTTAAGAAACTCACAGCCCAACCTCTGTGCGAGCGATGCCTCGAGAGGGACAAGTACACCTTCGCCACGGAGGTGCATCATATTCGGCCTGTCGATACCGCGCTAGATGATGAGAGCAAGACGCAATTAGCGTATGATTACGACAACCTTATGAGCGTGTGCCATACGTGCCACAAGGAGATACACGAGAGCCTTGGCCGCAAGAATTACGCCTCACGCGCAACGATAAAGGCGGATAGCGCGAAGGCGGTGGATAAATACGAGCAAGAGTTTTTCAGAAAAAAGTAATAGGTATGAGTGGTAAGTATAGTAAGGAGTTCGCCGATAAATTCTTTGAGGCCTTAAAGAATCGACTAGGTATTGTCAGCTCTGCCGCCGCCGATGTGGGGGTTACCGCTGAAACGGTAAGGGTTTGGCGCAAGACGCATCCCGAATTTGAAGAACGATACAACGAGATTAATGAGTATCAGAAAGACGTGGTGGAAAACCGCCTGTTCAATATGATTCAAGAAGGGAACGTTCAGGCGATTATATTCTATATGCGTACCAAGTGCAGAGACCGCGGCTACGTTGACATTAAGACCGCCGTTGCGCCGAAGAAGGAAGAAGCGCCGGTTAAGGAAGAGCCCACGGCAAAAGAAGAACCGAAAGAGCCCGAATCGCCGCTGGCTAAGTTGACGGCTACCATTAAGAGCATCCGCGAAGATAATGACGGAAATCGAAAAGCAAAGAGAAAGAGAGGCTAAGGCAGCAGCGGCAAAGATACTGACCGAAGACCACGTGCGCGGCGCTTGTCTTGACCGGATAGATAAGCGCATGGCCGAATACTGTCTGAACGTAGCGACGCGTCCCGACGAACACAATGTATATGAACTGCTGGCCGTGGTGAAGTTTTTGCGTATGTACACCGACAGCCAGTACCGCTTTGACCTTGCAAGTGTTAAGGCTTTCTTCGCTCTCTACGAGTTCTTGAAGTTCGACGGAACGAGTGGCCGGCGGTCATACGAGTTAACGCCTGTACAGATATTCCAGTTTTCGGGCGTGCTGGGCTTTTGGCGCGATGAAACGCACCGCCTTGTGCGTAACGCCTTGTTCTTTGTACCACGAAAGTATGGCAAGACTACGGAGGTATGCGCCTTCGCGATTAACGACTTCTTGTTTGGCGATGATAACGCACAGGCATACACCGCCGCCAACAGTTACGACCAGTCAAAGATATGCTTCGATGCTATTCGTAAGTCCCTGCGCGACCTTGACCCCGGTGGCGAATACTTCAAATCCACACGTGAACTTATACGATGGCGTAATGATGAGCGGCAGTCGTTTGTGCGCTGCTTATCGAATAATCCGGAAAAGCTGGACGGCCTCAATGCCTCGACCGTGATACTTGATGAGTACGCGCAGGCCGATAGTGCCGATTTGAAGAATGTGCTTACCACGTCGATGGGCGTGCGTGAAAATCCGCTGGTGGTAACGATAACAACGGCCAGCGATAAGACGGAAGCGCCGTTCTATGAAGAATTGAAGCACGAAAAATCCGTGCTGCTTGGCGAGATATTCGACGATAGTCCACGCGATGATACGAGCTTTTCGCACCTGTTTTTACCGGATTGCGATGACGCTGAGGGTGACCCTAAGACGTGGGCGAAGGTGCATCCGCATATTGGCATAACCGTGCAGCCTGAATACTACGAGATGCAATGGGCTGAGGCACAGAAGTCGGTGGATAATATGAAAGCCTTTCGCACGAAGATGCTCAACGTCTTTGCCTCGCCTACTTACGCGGAGTGGATTAACGGCACACAGATACGCGAATCGTTCCTATCGCTTGATATTGACAAGATGGGGTATCATCCCGATTGCGTTATAGGCGTTGACCTTTCTGTGAACGATGACCTTTCGGCCGTATCTTATTACATCTATCGACCTGACTTGAAACAGTCGCACATCCACACTGAATACTACCTGCCACGTGGCATAATAGGCACACACCGCAATCGTGATTTGTACCAGCGCATGGCCGATGAAGGTTACCTCCATTTATGCAATGGCGATATTATAGATTACGCGCAAGTGGTTAACGACATCATGGCGCACGCGAAGAACCTTCGTATATTGAAGATAGCCTACGACCCGAACCGCGCCGCCGAATTTGTCTCCATTCTGAAAACGATGGGCGCAGAACCCTACCTGTACAGCTACAAGCAGACATACTACTATTTCACGAAGCCCTGCCAGGCGATGAAGCGATTTCTCGCGAAAAAGTTTATCACCATCGGCGATAACCCGATGACTTCGTGGTGCTACGATAACTGTATTCTTGACGTTGACCGCATGGAGAACTGTAAGCCGCTGAAGCGCACAGAGACGGGTAAGATTGACGGAGTAATCAGTTCCTTGATGGCGCTTGGCGTATCGCTTGAATTGAAAAGATAAAGAAAAAGCCCTACCACGTTTCCGTAATAGGGCTATGCGCCGGAAGGCCGCCGGCGGCTTTTGTCTATGGGGGAAAGATGCCCCGGCCTACAATTTATCTGCACAGACACGTATGCGGTAAGATAAATCGCATAACGCGCCTTTCAGTTTATCTTTTTCTTCGTCAGAAAACCCACCTACACCGCCGTTGCCGTCTATGCCGTCGAGTTTATGGTATAGCCAGGACGCTGACTTGTCAAAGTACGAGTGTGCCAATTCACGCCATGAAATAGCAAGGAGAATATCTTGCATCTTTGCTTTCACGTTACTGTCAAGTTTCTTTTTTACCTGTAAAGCCTCCATTGTGTATTCTATTTAATTGGTTTAGCCTAAATTCGGAAGCCGTTATTAGCGGCTTCCGTTTTTTTAAATTAAGGCAATTCGATTAATTCATCAAAGAGCTGTTGCGCGTAATACAAGAGATTAGGATGGCCGTTAGGATAAGACTCCCTGTAATCACGAAGCGCGTCCACTAACTCTTTCGCTTTTTCTTCAAATTCTTTTTTCGTCATGATTTCTTTCTTTTAATTAGACAATGCAAAGATACTACACTTTTTTGTAGTAACCAAATAAACCCGCAATTATTTTTGCTCGAGCGTTCAAAATTAACCCTTATTAACAGAATGTAATACACACCGCATTATTAGTGAGTATTTACCGATAATGCGATTTATTGACTTTTTACGCAATAAGATAAAGCGCGAGGGCTCAGACGCGAGCTCAAGCACAAAGATTATCCGCTCAGGCGGCACGGGTACAGTGTTGTATCTGCCGCCCGATAACGCTTTGTCTGTGGCTACGGTGTATCGCTGTGTTAAGGTGCTGTCTGATGCCGTGGCAGGCCTACACGTGCAGCACCTTCGCCGTAATCGCGAAGGGCGCATGGTGGATGACGAGGGTAGCGAACTATCATACCTTCTTAACGTAGAACCTCAACCCGAGCGCAGCGCTTCTACGTTCTGGGCTACCGTGGTATCGCTGATACTCCTTCGCGGTAACGCTTACATCTATCCGCGGCGCGATTATAGGGGCAATATTACCGACCTTGTGCTATGCCGCTGGGAATCCGTAACGCACGACATCCTTAACGAAAAGATAACGATTAACGACGGCTATAACGGCGTGTTTGGTACGTTCAACGAGAGCGAGATTATTCATCTGTTCATCCATTCATGCGATGGCCGTATCGGCGAAAGCGTAATCAGTCATGCGCGGCGCACCATATCTATTGCCACGGTAGGCGATAGCGAAACCTACACGCAGTTCTATGAGCATGGCAGCGTGCGCGGCCTTGTGAGCAATGATCGCAGCGCACTTGGCTTTGGCGAATATCAGGATAACCAGCTGACCAGCGCCGCCGCAAGCATCGACGAACGATTTAAGGCCGGCGAGCGCATTGTGGGTGTGCCCGGGGAAATGGACTTCAAGCAGATTTCCCTCTCCGCCTCTGATATGCAGTTCTTAGAGAGCCGCAAGTTCACGGTGCGTGAGATATGCCGATTCTTTGGCGTGCATCCATCCTTCGTGTTCGACGATAGTTCCAACAATTATAAATCGGTAGAACAGGCGAACGTCTCTTTCCTTTCGATGACCCTTGACCCGATTTTGAAGCGCTTTGAAAACGAGTTACAGCGTAAGATTGCCGGCCGCATGAACTACGGCCGTGAGGCTTTCCATTTCGACCGCCGCGGCATATTCAGCTTTGACCTCGATAGTATGGCCAATTACCAACTGAAAACCATTCAAAGCGGCATCTACACCGTGAACGATTGGCGACGTATGGAAAACCAGCCTCTGGTTAACGGCGGCGATACGCCATACTTAACGACTAACCTTGCACCGCTGGGCAGCGAAAAACTATCCGGCGGTGCTGCTAACAATAACAGCAATGATAAAGAACAAGATGCAGAAACGAGTGGCGATTAACACCGCGGCTACGTTCCGCGTGCGTGAAGCCGAGGGCAATGGCACGAGCCGCGTCATTGAGGGCTATGCCTTGAAGTTCGGCGTGCGCAGCCGTCTGCTATGCGACTGGTGGGATAACTACTACGAAGTCTTAGAGCCGGGCTGCATTACGCGCGAGATGCTAGACAAGCAAGACATCAAGCTCACCATGTTTCACGACCGCCAATTGCTTTTGGCGCGATCCAACGGCGGTAAGGGTACGCTTAATTACGAAGTGGATAATGAGGGCGTGCGCTTCTGGGCAGAGATGCCTAACACCGCGGACGGCGATAAGGCACTCGAATTGGTGAAACGCGGCGACATCGACGGCTGCTCTTTCTGCTATTCAACCGATGAAGAGGACAGCGAGAACGCTGTAAGCTATGAGCGGATTAAGGAAAACGGCGAAGATGTGTTGCTTCGCCATGTGAAACGCGTGGATAACGTGTATGACTTCACCATTACACCCGACCCTGCTTATCTGCAGACCAGTGTAACGCAGCGCGAGGTGGAGGCCGCCGGCGTATCGTTCCGTGAAGATGAAGAAAAGCCGAAAGACGAACCCGAGGCCGATAACGGCGAAGATGAGACGGACAATAGCGCCGACAAGGAAACCGGCGGCGAAGATAAAGAAGAAAAACGCGAAATCAATTTACAGAAAAAACGCGCTCTCCTGCGCGAGGTGCGCGACCGCATAAATAGAAAACTATCGTAAAACCTTTAACAGTAATTGAGATGAAAAAGAATCAATTTAATTTCCGCGCCGCTTATGAGCGCATGGATGAGATTAAGGGTAGATTGGCCGAAATGGCTACTACCTTGGAGAATGACGTAGAGCGCGAGGCTTTCACCGAGGCCGAGGAGAATGAGCGCCGCCAACTTAATCGCGAGATGGATATTCTCGAGACTAAGATTAAGGCAAACACTCCCACCTTGGTGGCCGTAATGAACAACCGCGAGAGCGTGGATGAGGTGAACCGTCAGATGCGCGAGGCCGTGGCTAACGGACAGCGTTTTGAGGTGAAGATTAAGCGCGCCGTTGCATCCGATTTCGGCGGCAATGCTTCTACCTATGCCGACGGTCTGGCCGGCGAAAATCCGTTCCCTATTACTACGGGC